TAGCGCCTGGATAGAATTGCTGTTGTAGCAACTGTTTGGTAGTTGGGTTTGTGAACTGACAACCCATAAAAATACCAACGGCATCGGTTGCGGTAGCTGTGGTTGAAACACGGCTCAAAGCACCATCTGTGTTCAGACGTACAACATCACCAAAGAAAATGGCGGTTGTAGAACCTGAAATGATGGGAATTGAGCGAGTTGCACCAGCAAATACCTGACCACCAATCAAATTGATTGGTCTGAACCCATAAGGTCCTGATACGGTAGGATAAGCCATTTAAAACTCCTAATTAAGTTTAGTTACCTTTTCCAAAACTTACCGTGGATTTTTTCTCATTAAAGAGGGGCATCCTTGGGTCATTCTGGCGCATTAAATTATTGTCTACAGCATCCATCTGACTTTCTGCTTGAATTCGGTAATGTTTATTACGTTGTTCAACGAACTCATCTGGAGTTTTGCAAAGCAATAACCCGCCAATCTCAATGCTGTCCTTAAAGCGACTATTGGGATCAACTAACAGTTGCATTTCTGGTTGCTCTTCAATCGGCACGGGTTCCCAGCCTTCTCTCATTTTTCCTGAGACATTGCGTGGGTCAGCTGCTCCAAGGGTTGCAACACGAATCCAGCGGTAACTGTAACCAGGTGTCTTGCGAGGTTCTGGTAACAATTCAGCAGGCATCCACTGTTTAGGACGCTCTACAGTTGCACGGGTTTCGATTTCACGGGTAGTTCTATTCGTAGTCATTTTATAGGTCCAATTTTAAAAGTTCACGGGCGTACTGCTCATTTGTAAGTCCTAGCTTCTTGGCGATGCTTTGCTGGGAAGTGTTCAGCTTTATCTTTTTTGAAGATGTGCTGCGGCTTGCAGGGGCAACCACGGTGCTCGGTTTCGTCCGAGGCGAACTCTTTTCTTCGTCTACATTGGCTTCCTCGAAGTTTTCTGGAAACCGTTTACGAATAGTTTCGTCTATCCGTTTGTAATACTCATCAGTCGTAGCGTAAGCCATACCGTTTTGCTTTACGAGCTTTTCGTGTAGCCCCAAAGCCAAACTAGTCATCTCATCATCCTGACCAAACCAAGGATTTCGTTCCTGCCACGATGTGGCTTTTTGGTCACGGACAACAGGCTTTTCTGACTGTTGTTGTATTTTTACTTCATTTTCTCTTTCTTGTAAAGCGTTGCGTTGATTTAAATTTTGGGAGGCATCAAATGCCCTGTCCAATTTAATCTTTGCCGAAGTCATTTTTTCCTGCGCTTCGACCAGTTTTTCGGAATCGCCAGACTCGTAAGCCTCACGGTATTCCTTCTTAGCCATGATTAACTCTTGTTCTGCGTTGCTTTTGAACGAGTCAATTGCAACCATTTCTGTGGAGCTAACACGCCCTTTTAGGCTCTTATTCTCTTCATAGAGCTTTTTGGCAATGTCGATGGCTTCCTGACGTTCACGGTCTGCCGCTTCTTTGGCTCGCCTTTCGTCATGATAAATCTTCCTAAAGCCATCAATTTTCTTCTTGGCTTCTACGGAATACTCATCTAATTCATCTTTTTCAAGCTGTTCAACGAACTCTGGCTCTGATGGTCTACGCCCTTTGTCCTGAGGAGGAGTGTCATCTTCAACCTCAATCTCAAAGTCGTTTTCTTTTTCAGTAGGTTCGTCTACTTTTTTTGCTTCTTCTTCATGGGGAAACTTATAGTTTTCCATTCGCATGCTCCTTATTTTCGTTTAATACCACGGGGATCGTCCACAATACCTTCCACAGAATCATCGTTGATCATGCGGAATTCACGGCCATGAATCACTAGGCGGCTACCAGCGTAGGGGCGAACAAGGACAAAGTCTCCTTTTTTGCACCATGGTCCGCTAGGAAAACGGGTCGTGTCTTTATAACAATCAGGTCCAAGTTCAACAACGAAGAGAACGGTCGTTAATGTCTCATCGTTTCGTATCGTTTCGTCAGCTTTGGCGATGCCACTTTCGAACTCTTTTTCCTGTTCTGGGATAGCGCACAGCATGCGATAGCCAGAGGGTTTAGGTAATTGTGTTGCTTTTTCTTCATTTGACTTATCAAGCAGCTGCGTCAAATCTACTGCTTTGCCTAAGTCGATTGGACTAGTCATCCGATTTCTCCAGTTTGTCTTTGAGGTCTAATACGTATCCACGAGCAATGAGCAGACCTCGAATCTCACCACACGATCTTTTGTAATCCTCGAATTTTTCGTAGTTTCCAAGGATTACGGCTTCTTTAAGCTGGGCTATCTTTTCGTCAAGCTGCTTAATTAATAGTTCTAGTTCGGTCATTTATTCCCCTTACTATTTTGCATTGCGGTAAGTAGTTGAGCTTCTGCTTGCAGGCGTTGATTCTGGTTCTGCTCTTTTGATTTCATCATGTCAATGCCCAGCTTCGTGCCGTCATATTCTTCTTTACGACCAGCTAGATCTTTGTCTTTTTGCATCTGGATACCCATCTTTGTACCCTGAATCTCCAGTTCACCCATGATGCGTTCACGCTCTAGATCCAGCTTCTCTTGTTCAAGCGCAGCGTCAGTTTGGTCTTTTGCGACCTTACGTTGCTGTTCTTGAGCCTTAATCTGGAGTTCTTGCATCTGCATTTGAACGATTGGATCCTGTGCTTGTTGCTGGGCTTGTTGTTGCGCAGCCGCAGCTTTGTTCTGCTGGAGAAGCTGAGTAGAGGCTTGAGCCACGAGGCGGGAGATCTGAACTTCGTATTCCTCAGGGATCTGCTCATCATCTTCTTTAAGGTAAGGCAATGGAGCGCCCAACTGTTGTTCGATCATGAGGCGGTACTTGAATCCAAAGTGTTCCGCAATGTGTGCTTGCATGGCGGCGGTGATTTGGTTTGCCATTGGGTTTTGACCAATAATCGCAGCGGTCTGTGGATCCTGTAGGAAGTTTTGATGGGCGGTAATGTGCGCATCTTGATCCTGATAAACGAATGCTTTGACTGGTTTTCCAGACATTACATTCATATTTTCCGAGATTGGATCTGCTGGCTTTTGATCTTCTTGTAGTGGGACGAGCTTTTGAGCGTTCTTAATCCCCAAGACTTCCAACATCTGGCGGTGCAAGAGTGGCAGGTTATAGATCTGCGGAGCTTGCGCGGCCAACTGAAGAACAGCTTGGTACTGAACAATCTTTTGCGCCATGGTGGCGGCGTTGGGATCCGAGACGGGAATGACCGTAACTAAGTCATAGTCCGACTGCTTTGCCCGTGGACTACCTTCTTCTGGCTCGTAATTGTAGTCAGGTGGGGTGTAGTCACGGATGATCTCTTTTAGAAGTTTAAGTTCTTGCTTCATCGAATAATGAATGCGGGACTGCACTGCACTCATGACTTTGAGCGTTCTTTCCAGAATCGCCAAGGTCGTTCCGACTGGGGAATTAGCCGACATATCGGAGATCTTCATGTCTCCAGCCGAGGCAAATCTACGCCCTTCTTCTACGATAGTACCCAAAAGACTGTATAAAACTTGGCTTGGCTCCTTGTATGGGAGTGGCATTAGGTTGTCTTTTAGGACTCCAGACGGAACATCTACGTCTCTAAATTCACCTGGCGCAATCGGGGTGTCGTCTCCTTTAATTCGCAAGCCACGGGTCTTAAAGCCACCTGGCAAGTTCGAGAGGGTTCCAGCATCCACGAGCTGCCGAATAAGACTAGTACCAGACTTAGCAAAAGCGCCGACAAGGTGAATAAGGCCAAAGCAGTAAAAACCAAAGCCCGGAACGTAACCATAATGAACGAAGTGATTTCGTTTCTGTTTTGTCTCATCTTCTGGTCTCCAGTTTCTACGGATCGAGAGAATAGTCGAAGTACCTTTTTCGATCGTAACAACATACGGAAGGGCGATTCCTGTCTCTTCGCCATTCTTGTCTTTGTCTTCGTAGCCTTCTAGGTCAATGTCAACGTGCATTTCCAAGAGTTTGTAGCGGTCATCCGATGAGGCTCTAAAGCCCATCTTCTCGGCAATCTTCTTTTCGACTTCGTCTAAAGCGCCGCTTGGCTCGGAGAGTTCTACGTCACGGTAAAAGCCTGCGTACTGAAGTCGCTTAACTTCATTCTCGGTCTTGCGCATGACGTGCGTAACACGGGGCGCTTGCTCTAAACTCGAGGCTCCATAAGGAACAACGATGTCTTCCGCAGGGATAAACATCGATACTTGGCGGTTTAGGGCGGGGTCAAAGTAGACCTTTTTAAAGGCGTTACCCGAAAGTCCCAGACCCCAAATCATTCTTTCATGCTCTGGGCGGTACTCGGTCATTACGTCTGTTAACTGGTAATTCAAGTCATCTTGAACCCGAATAGCAGCGTCTTTTTTCTCTTGCGTCTCTTTGCCGATGATCTGTGTCTTTACTGGGCCTTGGGCGGGGAAGGTCTCCATAATGGTTTCGGCTTGGAACTTGACGAGTGCTTCGGAAAGGAGGGGGTGATAGACTCCACATGCGCCTTCCCATGGCTCTGCCCGTTCTTCGATCTTCATGCCTAAAAGCTCAAGACCGTCAACGTAGGTCTGGATCCAGTCTTTACGGGAGCTAATGTCTTCTTCAAAGTCGCCCGTTAAGTCTCCAGCGAGTTCCGCTAAGACTCCTTCTGGCAAGACTTCGGCTAGGTTTTGGTCAAACTCTTCTTCCTCTTCCACGTCTTCTTCGATGTCTAACTCGGCATCCATAATCTCAATTTCGAGAGGCTCTTCTTCGGTTAAGGCATCTAACCCTACAGGGGCTTGATATAGACTTTTTTCAATTGACATAATATTTCCTAGTAGTAAGCTGCTTTGCGTCTAAATGTAGTTGGTTCGTCTGGTTCGTCACTGGGCAAACTAATGAAACCACCTTTTCTAAATCGGATTAATGCTTGGGTGCTTGAGTCAACCAAGTCATCGTGTTCTGAATTTGGGAAAGCAGCCATCTCTTCCATAACTTCATCTGCCCATCTGCGAGAAGGTGCCCACACCTTCCCAGACGAGAACAAATCCGTCACCGAATTCATACGGGCTATCTTATCATTACCCCTAGTCGGAGTAAACTCTGAGACTGGTATTCCCATGCGCCTTAATTCATAGATTAACGGACTGCCCGCGGCTTTCGCTTCGATCACAAACGCATCAGGCTCCCACTCTTTGTACATCTCTAATGCTTTTGCTTTTAGCTCAGGGAATTCTAACCGTTCTTTGTGTGCGTCTAACAGAATAATGTTGGGATCTTCGGTGTTTTCGTTCAAATAAAACACACCCCAAGTCGTACAAGCGGAATAGTCCGACCGTTCATTCTTAGTAAAGGCGGTATCCCAAGATTGGATGATAAAGTCACAGGGGGGAGGGTCTTCTTTTTCCCATATGCGCCACCATTCCCGTTTTACCATCGCCCCCTCTTCCGAGGTGGGGGTCTGCATGTACTGGGCGTTCCATTTGGAGACAGGCAATTCGTTTTTTAAGGCTAAAAGCTCCTTAATCGGCCAGAATTCAGGCCAGAGCGAGTTCCCCGATGGCAAAATCGCAGGAAATTCGACTACATCCCACTCTTCCCCGTCTCTTTCGATCGAGCTTTTGATGATTTTCCCGACTAAGTCTCGTTTTGACCAGCGAGTCATGATGATGACGATGGCGCCGCCAGGTTGGAGACGCTGTCTTGGGCCAGATCCGTACCATTCGTAGACCTTATCGTAGACTTCGGGGTTAGTCGCCGCGATTGCCGCTTCCTGCTCGGAGTGTGGGTCATCAATAATCAGTAGATCCGCACCTTTACCCGTCACCGTACCCCCCACCCCGATAGCAAAATAGTCTCCGTTGGCGTTAGTCGACCACCGCCCCGCTGCTTTGGAGTCAGCCCGTAGGCTTACGTCTGGGAAAATCCGTGCATACTGCTCACTTCCGACTAAGTTACGTACCTTACGTCCAAAACCTACCGCCAGTTCAGCGGTGTTCGATGTCTGAATGATCTTTCGGTCAGGGTACTTTCCGAGATACCATGCTGGGAGTAGGTAAGAGGCGAACTCCGACTTCGTATGGCGGGGAGGCATATTGACTATTAAACGTTTACAAGTCCCTTCGGCGATCTCTTCGAACTTCTTAGCCATAATCTTGTGATGTCTTCCGTCAATGAAGCCGGGCCACATTTCATGGGCAAACTTCAGAAAGTCGACTTGGGCGATCTCCCTGTTCAAAGAAGCGACATACTCCTCCGCCGCCTCCATAAAAGCAGTCTGCTCTACAGGGTCTAAGGACTCAATCAACTTCTCTAAGTTCAATCTAAATCCTTTACCCGTAAGTACGATGGCCGTATTGACCTAGCCAACCTCGGCACCATCTTGCAATGCCCGTGTTCACACAGCTTATGATAAATACGGTGAATGTTCGCCCGCCCTTTATCCCCGGTGAATCTCATGACATCATCTATAGAAGGAGCGAAACCGTACATCTTCCACCACTCATCTATGAACTTATACACCAAGGCTTGTTTTTCCGTCATTTCATCATCTTCTCTATAGCCATCTTTGTTAAGACCTTAGAGGAAGTCTCTACTCCCTCAATAGCCTGTATAAGCAAGGTTCTCTCTAAATGAAGGGTACGCAGGATATGTTGCACTCTGTATATGTCTCGTTCCACATCTTCTAATTTTCTCAAAATATACCCCCCCCTACCATTTCATTTCAAAACATAAGGGGGGCCTTCCCCCTATAAACACTTCATAACCTATCTTTAAACGTTTAAAGATAGAAATCTAACCCATTGTTTTTCCTCAGGATTTTTCTGATTCCCTCTCTGTTTGTTGAGAATCGTTTTCATCTTGGGATTGTTTAGAGTCGCTACCTTCTGGTGATTGTTTGAGTACATTAGTATGTAGTAGATTCGAGTCAGCGTCAGGCAAATTTGGGGGGTCACCAGGGAGTGGGTCTGCTGCCAGGGCCTCGTCACCCAAATTATTTTCCTGTTGCGTTGCACCATAGGAATTGATTTCATCTAGCAAACTCATAGCATCCGCATCGATTGTTCTTGATTGATCCTTCATGGCTTTACGGATCTTATCCAGTAGATCTGCTTTTGCCGACGCACTGTCTTTTATGATCCGAGTTTCTTTTATCGTCTTGAATACCCCCAACTCAGCGACCGATCCCAAAGCCTTGAGAGCAGAGATCCTTTCCGAGGGCTTAGATTCAGGATTGAGGGCTTCCTGAGTTAACTGGGAGATAACAATAGACTTCAACTGCCTAGCAGAATAAGACTTCTCAAACTCAATAGCCCGCTTTTGGGCTTCTGTCTCTAGGATGATTCTAGGATCTTTGTTCATATGATGTACCTCAACTCCGATTGATTTGGGATTCGCCTTCGACTGGTACGCTTCCCTATACGATTGATTAAACGGTTTCCCACTAGCCACACGCTTACAGTAGTCCTTCTGCTTTGATGTAAGCGATCTTACTGGGACATGGAGTATCTCTTCCAATGGAGTACTTGCTATCTGTTCTCTTATCTGCTTCCTACTTAGTCTTTTCATTTCCATATGTGAACACCTCGCGAATTTCAGCCAAGTATAGGCATTTCCCCAACTTGTGCAACTGGGGCATTACTTCGACCAGACACCCACACCGAAACCAAAGCACACCCCCACAACTCGCACCAGTAAGAGAAAACCCATCAAAACTGACCTAAAAAAAATGGTGAGTACCCCGCAGCAAAATATTTGACCTTGAAAAAATGCCACATTTTGACCCGATTTTTTGCAATTCAACTGGGGTAAAAAAATTGGTTTTGCTCTCCTGGAAATGTATGGACGAAAAAAAACCCCCATTGCTGGGGGCTTAAAAACTGATTGGAGCAGTTTTTATACGGTATATCTCCCAAGGTATGGAAAGACTTCTCTAGCCTTCACATGATCCCCCATTACCTTCGTAAACCATTCCCCATCGATAGCCCGATCCATAGCCTGATCGATAACATCGAGAAAGGATTCCATCCCGAACGCATCAACGAAATCCAGCCCCATCCCAACACTAACCCCATGAGTGATACCGCAGTAATCGAGATCATCGAGATTTGACTGGATCACATACTCATCATTAGCCGAGTAGTCACCCTTGCCCATGTAGTCATAAGTAGTCATTGAGTAATTGGAATACTTATAAACCGAGCGCACTTCGGGCATTTCCTTTACTTGTTTCTTAGCCCTCTTTCCATTTACTGGACGATCACCAGCCGAGCGACTAGCCGACCAAGCATAGGTATTGGAGAGCCATAAACCGCCCCAATAAACCCCCTCTTCCTGATTTATGACCACTTGCCGACCTTCATTATCCATAAGCACGAACTTATTAGATCCCCCGATATGATCCGCAACAAGGGCTTTAAACGCTGGATGGAAAGCGAAATCAGGATTACCAGCAAGCATAGGCTTTAGGTAATCATTGATATAGTGCCATGTATCGGACATTTTCACATTCGCCTTATTACCAGTCGAAAGAATGCCATTGTGCATAAGCCATAGATCTATTCCATGCTCAGCCCGATTGAGGACTTCATACGGATGACAATTAGCGAGATCGATCTCCCCATGAGTACGCATCCGCAAATGGAAAGCACAATCCCGACCTTGAATATCGGCACGATAAAACTGGATGAACTCTTCCGCAGTTTTGGGGATGATTTTCTTAATGACTAAATCGCCATTATTGGCGAACATAACCCCGACACCATCCGAATTGAAATCATAGAAATCGGTAAGCCACGCATCCGAAAGGATCGGGGAAGATTTGGATTGAGTAACGAGTAAGCACATGATTAAGCCACTTTCTTAAGTTGATTGTCGGATTGTTTTGGGAACTGGATAACGGTATTTTTTTCGGGCAACTCGAACCCTCTAGCCTTTAAATAAGCACGCAGGAATTTTGTATCGCCCCGATTCTCATTAGCACAAATGAACTTTAGAAAACCGTCAATCGTCATATTTTTGGTGCTGGATTCCCTAGTAAAAAACCATGTCGCATAGGTAAATTCTAGGCATGACATGATTGTCTCGTAAACCAATGAACCCTTGAAAAGACGAAATTCCACCGTTTTATCATTTTTAAAATTAAGGGCTTCGTATCGATCATGATTGAGATTCCGCAACTGGGAACGCTTAGTTTCACAACCAATCGCAGACTTGAGCCAACTCTTATCCACTTGTTTATTTTTGAACTTCGCATAGCCCGAATCATCCCTACGAGCAATCGCTTTAATTAGTTTTTGGTTTGCTTGATCGTTAATGAATAAGATCATTTTCGCCCCATGTAAGGTACTCATATCAGCCTTACAGATGTGGACATGAAGTCCGCAATTATCGCTATCGTGCGAGATCGCACCACGCAACCCAGACTTGAAAAATTCCAACTGCTTCGCATGAACATCCAAGCCAGTATATGCAGTTACCATCTCGAAACCGTTATTTAGCGATCCATCATTTTCGCAGAGGGCATAATCGAAATGCTCGTAATTTCTTAAACTTTCAAGCAAAAATCCTGCCCTTTCATCACGACAATAATTGTCTTTTATCTCCATCTCCAACTCAAGTCCGAGAAGTACTCTAGGGGTACGCTTATCGTATTTACTGGGGATATGACCTAGACAATCCGAGGATGTATGGTACTCACGAATATTTTGCAATTCGTCTTCGTCTTCGTCATCTTCCCGAACATAACAACCCCTTCTGTCCGAGTAGAGATAACCTTCAACACATGAACCGCAAATTGTGTAATCGTCATATGCGTTGTGGGCTTCATCATCCGAAAAAACACCGTCACAGTCGTGACACTCAAAATAACATCCTGAGAAATGGGCATCCATGAAATCAACCCAACCAAACTTATGGCGAACGCTGGATTCTGCAATTAAATCCAATGCCGAACTAGCATCATCATCCTGAATGCATACCGCCATCGCTTGACCAAATCGCCGATAGCGTTTTCTTAGATCCAAAAAATTAGATCGGGTATGCCCCCAACGATGATCGGGACAACCCAAATTGCGCTGGATGATTCGCCTTATATAGCTGATGCCATCCCCTGTTTTCCGATGCTCCATTAAATTCATCATTTTCAATACCTCCAATGTATTGCAAAGGGCAAAATTACCCTATTGAGATTGTCTCATACCTTGCAATATATAGGCATTACTTGAGTATTGCATAGGGTTATTATCCCCTTGTTTTACATAATATATACTCGATTTTTATTTCTAAAAAAAGGAATAACCTACTAATTTACTCAACTATTATTGACAACTGAAACAATATGGTACATTTAGCGATGTATTGTATTTTTAAATACTGGCTGGAAGGTCAGGCTTGGAAGGTCAGGCTTGGCTAAGGCCAAGGGTTTACTCGCCTGTTCGGGAGTGCAGGAAGGTCAGGCTTGCGAGAGTCGGGCTTAGGAAGGTCAGGCTTGTGAAGGGTCAGGCTTTTATTTAACTTAATTAGGATCTCTATGAACAACGATAAATTTTGGATCGATGTAGCAAAGAAGCAATTACTCAATCGAAAGATTGTGGATGTGCGTTATCTCACCATTGAAGAAATGGAAAACCTTGGCTGGTATGAACGATGCGTAGTCATGATCTTAGATGACGGCAACATGATTTACCCCAGTAGCGATGACGAGGGCAACAATGCTGGTGCGTTGTTTACTTGTGATCCTGCCCAACCAACCTTACCAGTATTAAGGGACTAAACAGATGAAAACATCTCTCGACTTATCTCAGTTTTACGGCACAGAAAATTACTATAAAACTTTTCTGTTTAACCCTCATCTCAAGCATACGGATGGGGTGCAGTACTTTGCGGAAAAGGCTGGTGCGTTTTGGTTTCTTGACATCATCGCAACCGAGATTTACCCAAAGACTAAGAACGAACCTTTCATAGTCATTACCTTATCGGTCAATGATGGTAAGGCAAAGATCATAGCGGATGATGGCAACGATAAACGGATATTCCAAAAGAATATAAGTCTTACCGACTGTCCAGAGGGCGAGTACCGCTTCTATCTTGCCGACAATGTATTGATGCTTACATCGGAGTATTGATCATGCCTAAATTTCAAATACAAACTCGATTTTATGAAAACGAATGGGAATGTCCCGAAGAGTTCCCGATTACCTATAACTCTTATCAGGAAGCCAAGGCTGAATTGGATGAGTTCGTAAAAGAATGTCAGGACTCTGTTTCTCTTGGTTATCTTGATGATTTCAACCCTAACGATTGGAAGATTTTTGAAATATTGGGGGGTGATTCGGAAGGGAAAATTTACGAGTGCTTTTGGGGTGCTGGTTATCGGGATGATGATCTCAAGTCAACGCTTGCCTATCACCCTGTTGATTTTTTCAGTATCGAGAATGGCTACGAAGAAAAGGATATTGAAAACATCCGCACTCTTCATGTTGGTGAAGGCTATGACTTGGATGGAGTTTTTTGTGAACATTGGGTAAGGAGAATTTCATAATGCCTAAGTTAAAAAATAAACCATGCAATTTGACTAGGAAAGAGTGGGAGTTTTTGTTGATGGTTTTCAATGATTATGTTGAAAACCTAGACTCTTCAAAATCTACGATTGCAATGCTTGAAGAAATACATACAAAATTATTTTTTATGGATCATTTAGTTAAAAAAGAAGAGGAAAAAGATCATGCCTAATTGGTGCTACAACCGTTTAACCATTGACACAACCAGCGAGGGCGGTAAGAAACTGGCAGAAGCATTTAGACCCAAGTACGAGAGCGAAGGCGAACTCATAGCCCGACCATTTCAAGACTTGTTGCCATGCCCTCAGGAATTGATTGATACCGAGTCCAGCCTTGGTCGTGAACCCAATGAGAAGCAGAAAGCCAATATTAAAAAGTACGGCTTCCCCGACTGGTATATGTGGAACATCGCTAACTGGGGTACTAAATGGGATGCTCGTTTTGTGGATTTTGATGACCACAATCCGAACGAAACTTATGTCATGTTTGAAACCGCATGGAGTCCGCCTGAAAACTTCTTTGAATGGTTCGCATTGCAATACCCTGATGCTTACTTCAGAAATGAATATTCAGAGGAAGGGATGTCCTTTGAGGGTTACATAGAAAACAGTCAAGCCGAGGGCTTGGTTCAAGAATCATGGGATATCAGTCCAGAGGAAGAAAATGAAAAATAACACTTTTGATTTAGAAACAATGGCATTCTTTTTTGAGGATGTTGCCATTCAAAATCCAACCGTTAGCCCTTGTGGGCGGTTTACCGTTGACCCTAAAGGGTACGGCTTCTATGTGGATCATACTGGGGGCGGATGCACCGCATGGGTTAAGAAACTGGATAACGGCTTCCTAGTCATGACTAACGACAACCTAGGGCATGACCTTGGGGAAGATGGTACAGAGTTCACTATGTGCTTCTACGATGGCGATGAAGAACAGGAATCGTGGGGTACTACCGTTGTTTGCTTTCAGTTAAATGTCGGGGTTGTTCCTGAGGATTCAGTAACTAAAGGCGGTTCGGTAGTGGATCACGCAACCATGTGCAAGATCATCAAAGAGTTCAACCAAAAAATAGACATGAAGATAGACAGATCGGATGCCTTGGTTTTGGTAGACATTTTTAAAAATATTGACTTAGCAAACACTTAAAGGAACGCTATGGAAATCGAATTGGAAGGCGAATTGCTGGACTACTTCCACCAGTTTATGGCATGGGTTAAGAAGAATCAAAGAATCAGCGATTCTCATTTAGATCGGCTTAAGAGTCGGGCTATAACCGAGTTGAACAACGATTCACAAAAATGGTATTTCGAGAAGGATTTTCTCGATCTGTATAACTATTGTGTTTTAAAAACTTACAGGAGTATGTAATGGGCTTAGATATGTACTTAAACGCTAAACGCTACCTATGGAGAGTCAGGGATGGTGAGCAAGAGATTGCTCAGAAGATCAGCGATATAGGCTTAGACAATGGTGGTATGCGTGTCAAAGAGGTTTGTTGCGAAGCCATGTACTGGCGAAAGGCTAACGCTATCCATTATTGGTTTGTCAAAAACATCCAGTCGGGGTCAGATGATTGCCGAGAATACTTTGTTTCAAGGGACAATCTTAGGTCGTTGCTAGCAGTCTGTGAATCCGTACTGGAAGATCCCAGCAAGGTTGACGACCTACTACCGCCAGCAGAGGGCTTCTTCTTTGGCTCGACTGAGATTAACGACTGGTACTGGGATGATATAAAGGCCACCATTGGCACGATTCAGCGACTTTTAAACGATGTGTCAGAGGATTGGGACTTTTATTATGCAAGTTCATGGTGATTTTAAGAAAGAAAGGGTAAGGCTTGCAGAACTAAAGTCTGCCCTAAAATTGATGGAAGCCCGAAGACCGCTTGAGTCTGAAGCGGTGGGCATTGTGCTGGATAAAAATATTGAGTATTGTAAGCAGAGCATCAAGACTTTGGTAATGGAAATGCTAACCAATAACTACATGGGAGATGACTTATGAATGATGACTTAACTTTAGGCGATGTTGTCTGTGTCGTTTTATTTGGGGTGTTCATTGTGGCTTGGTGCTTTGTATAAGATTCCCAAGTTCTTCCCCTGCCTTCTCAGCACCGACCCTAATCTCATAGTCATTAAAATCCTCGCCCTTTTCTGGAGAAAGCCAGTAAGGGTGGGCGATTTGTTTAGCCACCTTGATGCCAATTAAGTCATGGTCGGCAACAATTAAAGAGTCAGGGTAGGTCTTTGCCATTTCAACAATGTTTCCAGCAGAGAAACACACTACGATTGTGTACCGCAGCCGAACTGTTTTTAAGGCCCGTCTTACGGATAATGCAGTCGCATACCCCTCGCAAAGAAGAACAACTCCCTTGTTGTCAAAGACTGCCGAAGCCCCTTTGGTCTTTTGCCCACTCAAAAACTTCTTATTGCCCTCTTGGTCAATCAATTGACAGCCCACAAGATCGCCATTAATCCGCATTGGAATCACCAAAAGATCATTCCATACCCAACCCTTTTCCCCTAGAAACCCTTTTTTTGCAAGGTAAGGGTGGGGCTTCTTCAGTGCATTTCCAAGGATGAATGCAGCCTTATTGGTCGCCTTGGTTTGGTTTGCCTGTTGGTCGATTACAACTTTTGGCTTTCTTGCTACTCGTGAAGGGTCATGCTTGCCCTTAAAAGTAACTGGTTTCTCATGGATTGCCCAATTCTGCACCGCCCCGGAATTGCCGTCAAAGATATACGAACCGTTCTTTTTGTTTGGTTTGTCGGTGGTTGAAACTCTTGTCCACTTGTCATGCACCAAGTGATCGATGATAAGTCCATGCTGTTCAGCAAACTGTTGAAAACTCATGCTTTTGCCTTCCTTTTTGCCCATGCTTGTTTTGATATTGCACTTCGTTTTTCACTTGCTTCCTTTGCAATTTTTATTTGGCGATCATACATTCTTAAAGCCGTACGAACTTCTCTCCAAAGTCTGTCTCCGTCTGGTGTCTTGATGATTTCATTGTTCATACCAATCCATCCTCTACTTGTTGAATACGCTGACCAATCCAGTTCATGCACGGAACTGCCATTGAGTTTCCCATCGCTTTGTACCGTAGGCTATCGGGAGATTCACTCTTGCCCCTCCAAGGGATGTTCGTGTAGTTATCAGGGAAGCCTTGAAGCCGTTCACACTCTATTGGTGTAAGTCTTCTGACCGCCATATTGCTGGCGATAAAGGTTTGGGCATGGTGGCTCTGAACAGAAGGTCGGAGTGCTTGCAGGGCTGGGGTTACTTCTAACTCTGTCGCACTAAAGTTGTTAGCCTTGGCATCTTCCCGAATGGAATAGGCAACTCCTTGGGTGGATGCCCTGTCAAGTGTATACATGACATTCTCATCACTCCATCCGCGCCCATTCTGCGCCTTATCCCTGCCTGATACATCTTGAATTGCGATAGGTACATTACCCCCACCCGTACCCCATCTAGAGGTTACGGTTTGGCATACATCGCCCATTTCTTTTACCCTTGAATCTGCTGGGTGTGTTTCATACACAACCAAATCCGTAAACTGTTTGTGATCACGGGCTTTGACGGTACTGGCCAAGGGATCTGTTCCATATTGGGAGTGGCTTTGTCTATTAAAGGTCACTCTCTCTTGATTGTTTCCTCCAGCGCTTCCTGTAACAATGGTGGAAGTAACTTTCCCCTTGTTTCTGCTCGTCTCAAGATGCCTTGACAAGCAATCTTGCTCAAAAAGTGTTTTGGCGGCAAGTTCCCAGTTTCCAAGATGTCCGACAACAAAGACCCTCCGCCTCCGCTGAGGGGTGCCTCGGAAATATTGAGCGTCAAGCACTCGGTATGCGAACCCATACCCGAGTTCAGCCACCGCCCCGAGGAAGGAACCAAAATCCCGTCCTCCGTTTGAACTGAGCACACCGGGGACGTTTTCCCAAACAAACCATTTGGGTTTGTAGTGATCAAGAATTCCAGTATAGACAAGGGTGAGGTTTCCCCTTGGGTCTGCGAGTCCTTGCCTAAGTCCTGCGACTGAGAAGGCTTGACAAGGTGTCCCGCCAACGAGTAAATCCAATCCGTCTGTTCCAATGTCCCACTCCTTATATTTAGTCATGTCACCAAAATTAGTGACTGTTGGGTAATGATGTGCCAATACTGCCGATGGAAACGGTTCGATCTCTGCATAACCAACCGCATTCCAACCTAACGGATGCCACGCTACGCTTGCAGCTTCAACTCCACTACATACTGATAAGTAATTCATCTGTTTTTCCTCATGGCTTCTCTGATTGCGTCCCTTTCAGGATCTTTATCTAGTTTTATTTTTGCCTTCTCAATGCCCATTCGATTGGCATATCCTCTGTACCACATCGCTAAGTAAGCCATACGCTCTGCTGGAGTGTTGGCTTTAAACCTTGCCCACGGATCTCTCTTCATGCTGAAGCCTTTGCTTTACTCTTGGAGTAAGCAATAAGCCTGCTTTTGATCCATCCCATAGTCTTGGCTGATGTTGGGATAGGCTCTACACGCAAACCATTCGGGTATACGTCAAACTTCTCCCGATATTTCATGGCTGCCCAACCGTCTTTGTAGCCCTTCATCTTGCCGTAGTACATAAGTTCGGCATAGAACTGGCGGTTGTCAATCTGTAACTTACGATTGCTTTCTGCCAATTCCTGCAACTCGCCTGGAATTGTAAGGATTTGTTTTAATGGCTTCTCGTAGCCACATTCAGAGCACGCATTACCTACTGGAGTCCATAAAGACTTACACCGTGGGCAAGTCGCTTCCTGTTTCTCTTTTAGGGTTGGTTCTTTTTGTGCCTTCTCGCTGATCGTGTCTAAAGTCTGGACACCAACGGTATACAACTTGTCCCAGTCTTTCCTGAACCGCAAGAAATTGCCTGAGTGGTCAAGCCATAAGCCAAACTCTTTACCGTCATGGGGGCGCATTACCCTGCCCATCTGTTGCACATGGGATGAGAACGACTTAGAGAACGGTCTTGCAGACACTCCAATCATGACATCGGTTACATCGAAACCTCGTGTCAGAATATCCGTGGCTATAAGCCCGTGAATGGTTGTGTCTGGTTTGGAAAATTCTTCAATCGTCATACGTTTGAAGTCATCATCTTCCCGATACGATATGGACTCAAAGCGATAACCAGCATCAGCAAATCCTTTTACTAAGTCTTTACCGTGATCAACCCCTGAACAAAAGATAATGGTCTTTCGTGGGCCACCAAACACTTCGTGCGTCTTCTTGATCCACTCGTTTACGACATCTCCAGTAATAGCCATACCACGCTTGGATACCTCGTCAGCAGCCCACTCGCCTGCAATCTTTTTCGCGCCCGTCATGTCAATCTCTTTAGCAACAAAGACTTTAAGCGGAACTAACCAGCCCTTCTCAACTAGATCGCCTGTGGGTGTAGCCCCGACTACATGGGTATAGACATCGCCCAGTCCTTTAGTAAAAGGAGTAGCGGTCAATCCAATAACTCTGATCTGTGGGTTTTCTTTTAAGAACTCTACGGTCTTTCTGCGCATGATATGGCACTCGTCAATGATGACAAGGTCTATATCAGGGAATGACTTTCTGCGTTCTAATGTTTGGGCTGAACAAACTTGGATGCGTTCATGCGGTCGCTCTCGCCAATGACCTGCCTGCATTACTCCATGTTCAATGCCGTATTTGGATAATCGTGCGCTGGTTTGATCACAAAGAACGATGCGGTCAACAATCATGGCCGCTTTTTTGTACCCTTCGGATACTCGTTTCATAATCTCCATCGCCACTTCGGTCTTGCCGAAGCCTGTGGATGCGTAAAGAAGTTGACGGGTGTGTCCGCTTTTGAAACCTTCTTTTAACTGATCAACCACTTCTTGCTGATGTGGGCGTAACTCTAACAATTTTTCTCCTTTGCTATCAAGAAACCGCTTGATGTCGGGGTGGGGAAACAGTCTTTTTAGTCTTACCTGACTAGATAGGCATCGAGCTGAATAGTGTCAGTCTCCCCATAAAAAGGCGGAGGGTATAAGCACACGTTGCGATCATCCTTATCTGTTTTCGTACAGAGACCTTCTACTTCTATCCAGTCTGCCTACGATCGCTAGGTTTATACGGCTTAACGGCCTGCCCCTCCATAAACTTTTACTTCTGCGCCTGCTTCTTCCAATAGTTAACTTGTTTTAACAACTCTGCGTTCTTGGATTGGTATGCATCTCTCGATGCAGTTAAACCCTTGACTTGTGCTTCTAAACTTTTAATCGTCTCACGCAGTTCGGTAATGATTGATTGTGCTTCTTGCTTCTCTTCTTCAGTACCTTCCATTACCTTGATTGCTAACTTCGTTCTAAGTTCTTCGTTCTCGTCCGCTATTGCCTTGAACTCAGTAGCCATCTCTTCAAGTTTGTCTTCTTTAAAATCGTACTCGATTGCTGGTTCTTTATCGCCGATCTTACTCGTATCCATTTCGTACTCGGTATCGCCACGCTTTACCTTACGGATTGCTGGTACTTCATCACCTTTAAGTAATTTACGAATTTTATTAACGAACACGGATGATACTTTACATGCCCGAGCAATGTCAGAATCACTCCACTCCGACCATTCAAAATCATCCAAGAGGATCGTTACTGATCTGCGTTTATCTTCGTTGGATCTGCGTAGTCCGTGATCATCGTTTGCACCAACGGAATACAGTACTGCATCCCTGCGTGTGCCTTCGATAATGTTTGCTTCAATCTCCGTAAAGCCTGCTGCCTTATAGCCGGAGAAGCGATGCCAACCGTCTGCTAAGTGGTACTTTTTACCATCATGGAAGACGGTTACTGGTGGCATCTGTGTACCGCCAAGAATGATGTGCATGTACTCTTGCACTACCTCTTCATTCATCCCTGCTCTGGATTGAAGTTCGTTATCCAGTTCAATTTTTGCTATTTTAAGTTTCATCGTTTTCCTCGTAAAAAAACTGTTTCTTATTGTTACTTCTAATTATTACTTCTTATAAACCCGTGTTACACATGTAATACCCATTTGGTGGACACACTCCGCCCTAGAAGTGTGCCTTTAGTCGTTACCCTTATTGGAGCCACAACACTCGCCAGTCGTTCGTAGAGTCGGCACTAGCTTCGCCACCGACATTGCGCTGTTACATCTACTTCCCCAGTAGCGCTTGTATCTATCCCGCTGGTGTTTCTCTGCCGTCCAGGATAAACCGTAAAACAAAAAACCCCTTGGGGTTGTTCTAAGGTGAAGTTGCTTAATAAATGGATCTCGAACATTTACTAAACACTCAGAACAACCCGAAGGGGTCTACTCGAAATCTATTTGCTACTCGGACTTCACTCCGTTTTTAAAACTATAACACAAAAAAATGGGGCGGTCACGTAAAGGATAAGACTTACCGCCCCCAAGAGGAACCAACTAAGAAACAAGGCTATTTTACTGTATAAATTTACAGGCTATCTTTAAACGTTTAAAGATAACTAGGGTTTACCCTAATATAACCTTGACCATTCCTCCTACATTTCCCGTCTTCTCTACCGTGATTTTGGTAAAGCATTTGTCGTTTATCTTAAGTGCTAATGACATCCCATCTAACCCCGCCTTCATGCTGGCGAGTAAGTTATCAAGGTCGTAATGACGCTTACTTGGGGGCGTAAAGATTAAATGCAACTCGGTATATTCCCTAGTCGGAAGGTTCTGTTCCTTGGTTAGGTAGAAGCAAATTTCCTTATATTCCTTGGTGGCTTTAGCCTTTGTAGCCCAGTGGGTCTTGACGTTGGGGCGCAGTGCGGACGGCGGCCAAGGGAAGATGATCATCTGATTTCCTTAATTAAAAAATATTTGCAATACTTGAAACACAATGTGTACAATCTATTGTATAGTTATTAAAACAGAAGTCAAAATAGTTTAACTTACTTACTAGGGAACCAATGAAAATTACAAATAAGTATGGATTGCCACAGCCCTTTGTCAATGTAGTCGAAAGACCTACATACACTAAAGGTAAGGCGCATATGTCCGTTACCGAATTACTAAGCAGCCCCCAAATCGTTCAACTCAAAGCCAAGTATGCTGACCAGATCGAGGTAGATGTAATCGATATGATTTGGTCTATCTTCGGTAGTGCTGTTCATTCTGTCTTGGAGCAGGGCAAGGACGAGAATAACATCGTTGAGCAACGACTCCATGCTGACCTCGATGGATGGCACATCTCAGGGGCGATTGACCTTCAAGTCGTTACCGATGAAGGCATTGAGATTAATGACTATAAGACCGTCAGCGTATGGTCTGTTATGAACGACAAGCCTGAGTGGGAACAGCAACTCAATATCTATGCATGGCTTGTTGAGACAGTCAAGAAAGCCCCCATATCCAAGATTAAGATCGTTGCGATCCTAAAGGACTGGAAGGAAATGGAAGCCACCACTCGGCAGAACTACCCAGCCAAGCAGGTAGTTACTATTGATATCCCTATTTGGACTATGGAACAGCGTGAAGCGTTCATTAAGGAACGCATCCACCTCCATAGCGAAGCCCTGTTTGCCACCGACACCAATGAAGCATTGCCTGAGTGTACCCCTGCTGAGTGTTGGGAAAAACCAACAGTCTACGCTGTAAAGAAAGATGGCGGTGTCCGTGCCAAGTCAGTCCATGCCAGCCTGTCTGAAGCTGAGACCGCCTTAGGGGAGGCTGGTAAGGGATACATCCTTGAAGTTAGGGATGGTGAGCGTACTCGGTGCGCTAGGTATTGTCAGGTGTCGCAATGGTGTGAGCAGTACAAGACTTATTTGGAGGAGAAGTAAATGTATTACAACACTGGGAAAGTAAAGATTGGGATTTTTTATGAACTCAATCCATTAAGAAAGAAGTACATAGAACAGGATCCAGACATGTTGTTGTTACAACAGTACTTGATCTGCGATGGGGATTTACTGCGCCGTCAGAACACCGTAAGACGTATTTTTGAACTGGTCGGTGCATTTATTTTATTAGTAATTTTATTAAAGGAAACCGTATGAAAATCAACTTAGAGTTTAATTCCGCTGAAGAGATGTTTGGCTTTTGCAACAACTTTGTAAACGGCTTTGACGAAATCGAATCAGACATTTTGCCCTTGGGGGCAAGTAATTGGCAACAAGCCTATGAAGGCACAATGGCTAATCTCCGTAGGGCTTACGAGCGTATCCGTGAGTTTGAGGATCTCAAGAAGACCAACCCAGTCATTCGTGCTGAGTTTGAAAAAATTAACGCTAAGTTAAAAGCAGAGGCGGACAAAGAACAGCGTGAGTTAAAAAAGGATTTGCTTGATAACTTAACCTTTTCTAACCGTGCATTAAACGCAATGAAGAACGAGGGAATTAAAACCATATCCAGTCTTCTTAAGCGTACCGAATCTGACTTAATGAAGCTTCATAACTTTGGGGCGCTATCTTTGAAAGATGTAAAAGACACATTGAAGGCTAACAACTTAAAACTAAAAGGTACGAAATGAGCGTATATAAAAAGCTACAAAAGGCTAGGGTAATGTTGCATGAGACCCAGTTAAACAAGTCTGGCAAGAACAAGTTTGCCAACTTTAATTACTTTGAGTTGGGTGACTTTATCCCTCAGGTGACATCGATCTTTGATAAGGTTGGCTTGTGTGGGATTGTGTCTTTTACCCCTGACACCGCATACCTTACGGTACACGATACCGATGGCGATGGGTTTGTAACCTTTACCTCTCCTCTAGTTTATGCCAGCGTAGAAAAGACGCAACCAATCCAAAATTTGGGCAGCACTCATACTTATTTGCGTCGCTACCTCTGGCTTATGTGTATGGAGATCACAGAAAATGACGTGGTCGATGCCGTTGAGCAGAAGGTTCCAGTTAAAACCATAGCAGTATCTAAACCAGTTGAAGCTAAGCATACATATATACCGCCTAAGCCAACTACTGGGCCATGGAACTTGTCTTTGTCTGACACCGAGGATACGGGTGCGTGGATGGATGCTTTAAGTGCTGGATGTGATGTACTGTTAAGCGCTACCGAAAGCGTAGACGATGTTGCCACCATTTTTAAAACCAACCGATCTGTATTTGATAAGGCAAAGTCGTTAGACGAGACCGCCTACGCAAAGATTATGGAGAAGTTCTCCGCAACCAAGAAGTCATTAACTAAGGCATAAAGATGGAATATTTAAACACTGGTGGTTTGTTTGTATCAACTATAAAAAAGACAGAGAAGTCCCCTGACTACTTTGGCACTATTAAGGTTGACCGTAACTATCTGAAGTTCCTAATGGATCAGCACGATCAAGATGGTATTGAAATCAAAATTGGTGGCTGGAAACGAGAGTCCAAGAACGGCAATCGTTTTATCTCTTTGGCGGTTGACACTTACGTTAAGAAGGAAGAATCCAAGTCAGCAGAATCATCCAAGGATGAATGGGAGTTTTGATGGAAACCAGTCAATTTGAAGCTAAGAAAATAGCCTTGAAGCAGACTAAGGATGGCCATGTACTGAATCTTGCAATCCATCCCGATGAGATCCCAGAGGAGATTCTTCGGGATTTTGTTGGGGCTAGGTACATGGTAGTCATGGTTAGGCTGGCTGATACCGAGGTTCCCATGGTGCGCTCAGAAGAGTACGCTGGGGCGAGACTGGTTAAGCGGGCTGGAATGTTGTGCCGGGAACAGACGTTTTGGGACTTTTTACACGACCAAGGATATATCTTTGAGCGAAAAGAAGAGGTTGCTGTGGATTGGTTATGTAGTTACCTAAATGTTTCATCCAGAGCTGAACTCAAGACCAATGAAAAGGCGCAGTATCTTTTTGAACAATTAAACGCAGAGTATAAAAAATGGAAAAACTAATCCCGTACTGCCTGTATCTGCCTGAGGAACATATCAAAAAGGTTAAGAAGCTGGCTAAGGAGCGTAAAGCTTCTGCCTTTATTCGAGACGCTTTGATTATGGCTCTGGATAAAACAGATGAGTTTTCTAGTGGTTACAACAAGGGTCTAAAAGATGCTTGCGCCATCATTGACAGCAACAAGGAGGCTGAGATGATTGCCGTAAAAGGTAAGTATTTAAATGACATTTTGATAAACCAAATTAAATTGTTAAGGATCGAGCCAAAATGAATCAAGCCAATGTACTCGATATTGTTAGGAAGTTTGAGGGCATTTTGATTGAGGAGGAAGTCGCTTACCCAGATGCCTTTGCTGCTGCTTTGTATGTTGCTACGGTATCTGCCAATCAACTTGGTATGTCCAAAGAAACATTTTTAACCAACTGTGGAACTTTGTACGACCACGACAAGCGTGAACAACTGAAAGAAATGCAATGAATGATGAAGACTTAAGAGATTGCTTTGCTATGTTTGCGATGAACGGAATGTTATCTAGCGGTCTTAGAGACTATTCCGTAGCCAAAACCGCATACAAAATGGCAGACGAAATGCTTGAGGCCCGTAAACCTACGGAAGAAGGACTTGTTGCCATAAAGAGAAAGGTAAAGGTTAAATGATTGAGCCAATTCCATTTGCAGGACTGGTTGAAATTGAGGAATCAAAGCCTAAGTATTGCTCTTCTTGTCTAGCCTACAAGCCTGCCGAGACTGGCAAGATGGTGCAGACCGCCAGTAAAAGAGTAATCCGTTTTAAATGTGGGTCTTGTTTGGCTAGGGCAAGCGCACGTCTTTATGAGGGGAAAAAGGGCTAACTATGAAGAAATATCTGTTTTTATTATGGATTCCCTTTGCCCAAGCTACTGGCGTTATAGCTGAGGGCAGAACTCCTAACTTAACAGTAGCTTTGACAGACGCACCATGTGGAACTATGCCCAACACAAAGGTAGCGTATCAATATACAAACACAGGGAACACTGTGCTGGGCTGTTGGGCAGCGGATAAGTCAAGGGTTTTTGTTGCCTGGAATGACTTTACGATGACCTCATACTCTTATGATTTTTTTAACAAAAAGGAACTGAAATGAAAAAGATACTGTTAGTTTTAGGGGTAGCTTCTCTGGTTGGATGCTCTATGTTTAAGCCAGATCCGTTTGCAAAGCTACCAAACACCGATGTCCATGTGGATAAGGCTGTACCAGCAATGACTCGAAACGAGATTATCAATGCCGTTAATGAGTGCGAGGGTAACGGACTTCGACCAGTTGTTATTACGGCAAGACGTAAAGTAAATGGGCATCTATCGGAAGTCACCGCTGATGTTACCTGCGCCCCTAAATATATTCGATAATCATGACAGACTACAACTTAAGAAGAGTAAAAGACTTACTTATTGGAGTCGTCGCTGGCATGATCTTGGTGGGCTTTGTGCAGGAGGTGAGAGCTGATGCCATAGCCACAATGCCAAACGAAGGCGGTGGCAAGATTGTATTGACCGATGAAGTGTGCAAACACAAAGGAACAACATACTCAACGTTAAACAGAGCCTATAACTACACCACATCAGGGCATGGTAGTGAAGGATGCTTTTATATTGAAGATGAAACGGTCGTTGTAATTTGGGATTCTTCTGCTGGGGTAAGGCGGATGCGATATCCTGCCGAGAACTTTACATTAGTTAAAAAAAGACCAAACACAAGGCACGGAACATGAACGCAAACGAAATTGCTGATGGGTTAGATGAATATAATAAAGATGGATTCCCTGTGTATATTGTTGATAAGACTGCTTTGAAGCTTCGTCAACAGTTTGACACCATAGCGGATCTGAAAACTACCATCAAGTTTTTAGAAGAAGAATGCAAAGCTTTAAGGATTCAAATGACTAAATAAAGGAGTTAAGATGACTACTTTTACTACTGAAGATCGCATCCATGCCGAAAAAGACGGCTCATTTACCATTAACGCATCGCCACCACACATTGTGGATAGTGGTGCAAGCGTAATAATAAAAGACTTAACAGATAACGAAATAATGGCTTTATGGCGTTTAGTTGACAAAGAAATAGACACATGGGTTGTTAACGAAACAGTTGTGGATTTTGCTAGAGCAATACTAAGAAAGGCACAAGAGAAATGAGAATAAAGCTCTTTGGTATAAGGTTTATCTTTGAAGTAAAAAACTGGCGACCTTTAACAATCATGTGTGGCTACGTTAAACGAGGTAACGAATGACATTCCTAGTCGCTAACATACCGCCAGTTAAGTGTTTTGTGCGTAAAGAGTTCCTTTACAACCATGAAAAAGGACATGGTGAACTAGAGCCATGCGTATGGATGACGGCCAAAGCTATAAAAGGTCAAGCCTTCCGCATTGAATCCATGCTAACCAATTACGGTGCGTTGTACGATAAGTTGCCGATTAGTGCTTATGTATGGAAAGAAGTGACCGAACCTTTGCCCCTAGATTACCTACAGATATGGGACTGCCTATCGTATGACATGGCGGTTATTGAGAAGTCTAACCTGCGTGGGCTTAAGGTTAAGTTTTACGGTAAAGACAGGCAATATCACTTTGGCAACTACTTGTTCACCATAGACTTTGCCGACCCTGACAGTAATCGTTTGGACACAACCTTTAGCGAAGGGGTCGAGGAACATAAGTCGTACAACTTCATCAAGCTAGATAACGGGCAGTTTGCCTGTCAACCGAATAACCGTTGCCTTTGGTATGACGTTTCGCTTGTTCCTGCTGTGCTTAAAACGCCTGATTTCCGCATCCCAACGGAGGTATATAGCGTTGAGAACCATGCCAAGTGGAGCGCCAAAGATGAGTGGTTTTACAACTTTGATGAGATAGTACATGATGTACCGCAATAAAGATTTACTAGAGATAGTCAGACAATCTCCATGCCAGGCTTGCGGTCGAGAAGATGGAACCGTGGTGGCAGCACACTCAAATCAACTTCGGGATGGTAAAGGTAGAGGGCTTAAAGCACACGATTACCGCATCGCAGCAATGTGTTTTTCATGCCATAGCAATCTTGACCAGGGCAGCACGATGAGTAAGGAAGATCGAGTGGAGATGTGGGAAGAAGCCCACAGGAAAACAATAGGGTGGCTATTTGAAAACGACCGCCTTAAAGTGACTTCCTAACCATCTCCATCTCTTTAGCAATATCCGACATTAAGATCTTAATCCTGTTCATTTCATCTCGCTTGTCATCCGTACTGATGTCGGTGCTTCTTTCGATCATACGGCTCTGTTTACGAAGGGTAGCTAGTTGCTTAGATGCCTTGTCGTATACCTTAGCCAAAGCAATCTTGTCGCCCTTCTCTTCCAAGGTTTGAGCAAGCTTGTCCATATCCCCAATCTCAGCGTAATGGCGCATATCGGCTAGGGCAGACTGCAATCTGGCGTTGTTCTCGTAGAACTTCGTCATGTACTTGGATTGGGTCTCTGGCTGGGTTTTAATGAATCCCATAGCTAATGTATCAATGACTGGCTTACGCACCCGTGTACCCTCTGTAAACGGCTCTACGGCTAGATCTGCGGTCGATACGGCAGTAGCTCCAAGCCATCCCAGATATGCCTTAATAGCGTAATCCATTTGAACTGGGGAGAATCCTTGGGCATCTGGGTTAAACGTCAATATCTTAGCCGCGCCCTCAGATACCCCACCTAATGCGATAGCAATACCGCTGGTGTTGTTGGTCTTACGTTCCTGCTTAGACAGGCGTTCCATACCAGCAGATTCGATTGGCGCACTGGTAAAGCTGTCCTTATTGGCGTAGAGATCGATTAAAGGCTTAATCATCTGTGGTACTGGGTTCAGTCCAAATGTCTCCATGAGGATGTGGTTCAGGCGGTCAGCAAAGACTTTGCCTTCTACGTTCTCATCCGCAATCTGCTCATAGGTACGCTCGGCAATCGTTCCAAATGCACCAATTTCAAATGGCTTAGGAATACGGAAGGCAGTCTCGCCAATCTTGAACCACCAGAAGTTGTCACGATCCCAGTCTTCCCTACGCTGATAATCCTCGTCATCCTTGTATATGCTGTACAGGAGGATAGACGCTAGGGCTACGGCAGACGACATGGTCATAAAGCGTTGTGCTTTTTTCTTGTCGTCAATTTGCAATTCTGCGCCAGTTGTAGCGTTGGCAATGACTCGATAGGTTGGGGTAATACCATCCCGACCCAACTTATAAAGACCTTGTAAGCGGGCATTAAAGAACGGCACGACTGATCCAACGATCTTGACTGCACGGAACTGACCCTGCATAGAGAAGTCCATCAAGTCACGGGCTGCATAAGAAGCCTCAAGATGTGTCTTACCGCTGTCTCTAAGTTTCTTATACAAAGCCAAACGGTTGGCGTTCTCAAACCTGTTTCCGAGTTCGTTGTAGGCGTTCAGTAAGTCTTGGAGCTTGCCTTTAATCTTCTCAGGGGTATCTAGAATCGTGGTTTCTTTTACGCCCTTGTCGATTAAACGCTTAATCAATCTAGCCTGATCACCTTCGTGGGCAGTACCCATCTCAAAGATACCGCCCCCAGCCAATGCCGACATAAAGGTTGGATCACCTTTGCTGGACATCTTTAGCCCGTTGTATACGTTCTCAAACATATTTTGGCCAAGCTCAGATACCGCGGCTGACTGCATCGAATCACGGATTAAGTTACGTATTTTGTAGGCAGGAGACATAGTTACACCGTACCGCAGGGCGTTTGTAAAGCCTCTGGCTACATCAAGGAACGCTGACTTTGGGCCAAGATAAGAAATGGTAGAAATGGCATCTACTAGGTCTGGATCAGACAGGGTGTAGTGGACGGTCTTGCCCTCTTCCATAACCTTTACGGTATTGGGTGGGTACTTGCCATCCATTGGCTTTGCCCTGTTAGCCGCATCCATAGACTCTGCTGCTTTTAATGTCTTAAATGCTGCCTGATTCTTCATCGAGGCAGACAGGATATGTGACCAGTTCAGCAGTACGTTTTCCATTAAATCGTTGGTCTTCTTCTCGCCACCCTTGAGGGCTTTAGAGAAGTACTGGCCAGTCAACTTAGAGGATGCATTAATCGAGTCTACCGAGCCATCTTCCATAGCCTTATAGAACGGAATGTAGTTGATGTCGTTTGAGAATACTTGGTAGGCTTGGCGGTCAATTAGACCTGATTGCAGTGCAACATCCAATACAGACTTATTTAACTGGTTCTCTTCCTGACGTGCCTTCTCGTAGATCTCTTTACGAGATTTACCGTTCAGCATACCTTTGGTAAGGTTGTCTCTGCCCTGAACCAAATCGTCCGAGAAAGACCGTTTATCTGCCGACATCTGCGCATCACGGCTGAGAGCTTTCCATATTTGATATTGGTCAACCTCTGTACCTAGCGGTTCTAGTATTTCCAGTAGCCCTTTTGTATTTGGGCGAATGTCTAATGCGCCATCATTGATGAATACTTGCCCATGCTCCAGCAACCCTTGCAGACCGCCATCGATGGACTTGGACAGACGAGCCAACATATACCCTTCGGTAGAGTACTTTTTGATAGCACGGAACTCATCGAATAAGCCCGTTACCATACGCTCAAAGAAGTTATCTTTTAAAGCTTCAAACTTCTGTCCTACCGTAGCTTCTTCTCTAGTGAACTGCTTCTTGATAGCATCAGCATATGCCTGATCCATGCTTTCAAATGAAGCTTTCATTGGCTTTTCGAACATACGTTCTCTAGCATTAGTCTTTTTTGTGGTGTCTTTATTTAACTCACCAGCGGCTGCCTTTTTAAATATGTCTTCGGCTGTTTGATATCCTTTGCCACGAAGCACATTACCAATACGTTTAAGTACGTTAATAATGTTAGACATTAAGCTTTTAATATTAGCTGGTTGCGTTTGCATATCCGCAAAAGCATCAGCTACAGCTTCTTCTATTTGCACTTCTTCAGTTTCATTGTTATAACGACCGTCTTTGCCAGTAATCTTATATTTAGCCATCCATTCTTTTTTGGCTTTTTCTGTCAATAAAGACCACTGTGCATCAGTAAAGAAACCTAAATCACGCATTGCATGAATTGCTTCGTGATTCATTGTGCGGAATATGTTATCGCCAGATAGAGAAAGATTGATTAACTTATCAAAGTATTCACCATTTACTCTGCTCATCTGACCATTAAGGCGTTGAAATAGTGCGTCTTCAAATTTAAGTCCAACTTCTTTTAAACCCATTTTATCTAAAGCATTACGTATATCTTTTGCTAACTTTTTAGAGTCTTTAATAAATTGATCTGTATATGGAGTTTGTGGAACTTCTTTTTTGGATTGAGGTGCTTCACCAAACAACTGATCCGCTTCGGCAAAGTCTTTATTTAACAGGTCTACAACCGCTTGATATTTATCTTGATCAGCACGCTTGTAGTCCTTAGCAATAGCTTCGTTTTGCCGCATCAAACGCATGGTAGAACCAGCTATCTCGCTAATCTTGGTGCGGTACTCTTGGATCTCTGCTGGTGCAAGTGAGTTTACATCCGACACTTTATAGCCTGCATCATTGATTCTGCCTGCAAGACGCTTTATGTAGTCGTTTGATTTTTCTACAAGTTCAGATGTTTCTGTACCAAAGAAATCAGTTTGGCTTTCTAACCGTTTTTTATCTCTTTCGTAACCTTCTACGAATGTTTCAATATCAAACTTTTCTTTGATTGGGCTTTTGATTGCACCAGTCCTAGATACATACTCATCACGCCGACTACGGTAAAAGTCCATTTCTTGCTGGTTTATTGGCCTTCTATTCAAGACATTCATGCGCATGCCTTTAGCAAATCCAGCTTCGCCAGCCGCCTCAATCTCATCTGCCATATCCAGCACTTCGTTTTGCTCTGGAGTCAAACCTTCTCTAGATTGTTCTCTAGCTGCCTGTTCTTGCGCTGGCATTCCTGCTAAAACATCTTTTGCTGTAAGTGGTTTTTTAGGAGCAGGAACTTCACCTTCTTCAATGACCTCAGGAGCCTGCTCACCACGGAACTCTTCTGCTATGGCTTCTTCTGGAATGCCCTTTAGCCTTTTCTCAATTTCCTCGATTTCATACTGGATGCTTTCAAGATCCATCATATTGCGGGTGTTGTTTGGAGTTGGGACAAACTCACCATCCAATGAACGTCTAATATATTCACGCATATCCTCAACGCCACCAACACTACGGCTCATATCAAAGTCAGATTCGCTTAAGATACCGTCATTAATAGCTGCTAGAACAAGGTCATCTAACCCGTACCCGTTTTCTGTAAACATGCGATTAGGTATGCGTTTTTCTATACCTAAATCAGCTCGTTCTTTAGAATTAATACGATAAGACATAAGCCATTTTTTAAAATCGTCTGGTTCTTGAGCAATTTTGTCTCTGGACTTATACAGGCTAAGTAGCTTAATTTGGTCTGGGTTTGGATTAACAAAGACGTTCTCGTTTAGCTCTCGCTCTCCACCCCGCTGACCTTTGTTCTCAGCGTACTTGGCATAGCGTTTGCCGTTCTTCTCATAAACCGTACCGTATTTAGATTGGATGTTGCCGTCTGCATCGGTGAATACGAAGTGATCCAGTCCTTGGACATCCTGATCTAATGGTGGATTTAGGTACTCGTCTACGAACTTAGGTGTAATGAACTCACTGCGGTTCAGGTACTTGTCGATATTGTCTTTAATAGACGTGCTACGGGTCTGCTCTTTAATCGCAAGCAACTTGGCCCGAACCATATCGGCTGTCTCAGGAATGCTTAGATCCGCATTGATCAGGTCTGTATCGGAATACACCTGGGAATCTGGCTTAAATCCAAAACTCTTAATGACTTGTGGAGTAACGATGTTGTTAAACGCAGATAAAGCGGCTTTCTCAGCATCCTTGCCTTCCGTGATTCTAGCGTAGTCTTCGTAGATCTTTTTGATCTCGGGACGGTTCTTAAAGCCTTCGATCATCCGCTGTCTTAGGGCTTCTTTGTCTGCCTCAGATGTAGCGGATGCGCTAGTAACCTCAGTAGGTATCGTTGGTTTTGGCTGGAACTCTGGTCGTGCCAGATAATCCATAATGTTCTTACGGATCGTTGGGTTTACGTTTGGATACTTTGACAGGTACTTTTGTAACTCTGCCTTGACTTTAGAAGCCTGCGCTGGGTCTGCTAGATCTGCTCCAACTATATCGGTGTTCTTGTAGATATTAGCTTTGGGACTAATGCCTAACGCCCGGATTGCATCAGCATCAAAGGTACGAGCCTTTAGTTGCGCTGCGGTAGGAATGCCGTATTTCTCAGCCATTCCCTCTTCGGATAGCTCATCTGGAACAACTTGGGCAAACTGGTTACGCTCACTAGGAAATATCGTAGTGCCGTCTGGATTAACGATGATGGGTGTATATACACCGCTACCCTGTACGTTAGGGTCAAAGCCTAAGGCTAACTGAACCTCTTGAGGTTGATTGTTTTCCTCTGCCCTACGCTTGGCTTCTTCTACCTGCCGCTGGGCACGTTCTATCTCATTGGCATTTGCTCTGTTAACAAAGCTGGCTGGCAATCCAAATAACGCACCGCCTACTGCACCAAGACCAGCGGCTGCACCAACACCCTTCATGATGTCAGTTTCAGGCGCTACACCCTGTAATTGGATGTTAGAGAACAACTGACCGCCACCTTCTTCTACTGCTTCGCTTAATGTCTCGCCTAGCGTTCCTCTGATAACACCTCTTCTAGGTGCTCCAGCTGCGCCACGGGTTAACGCTCTTTCGATGGTAGAACCAGCACCAAATGACGTTCCTACCGTAAGGGCTGCGGCTTGAATGGCGGCCGTACGACCACGGACTAAAGCTTCTTTAGAGGCTTCCGAAGGATCCATGCCCTGACTAATAAGCTCGTTATATACATTCTCATAGGTATTGGTACCGATGTCGGCACCTTGCATAACAGAGCCAGTACCTACTGCTCCACGAACACCTGCCTTAGCCAAAGCATCGTCCGTTGTCTGCCTCATTAAGAGCTTTACGCCCCCCTTGGTAAGCAGGCCACCACCCATAGTTCCGATTAAGTTAGGGACTTGCTCGAATAAGAACGAGGTAATCAGTGCTGGATCAGTTAAGGTCTGAGAAATAGCAACACCCGCCTCGGCGAGTGGGCCTTCTGCTTCAGCTATCTTTTGACTTCTGAGTTGTTCTTTGGCTCGTAATACAGGTGATTTAGCCTTTTCTGCAAAGGTTTCTAAGCGTTTTCCTAGGCCCTGTAATCCTGTTGTTTCATCGACATTGCCTGTAATTAGACCAGCAACTTGCCCTGGAATTTGAAGTAAAGAGCCAACTCCCGTACCAAAACTTGCTCCTACATCGGTTACTGTTTCGCCAATAGATCTAGATTCACCTAGGGCTAACTCTGGGTATGCTTGTAATATCCGTGCTTTAGCGTCTTTAGGGTCAAGATCATCGGGTATATTTTCAACCAGCGTACCGTCAGGTAACCGAATGTCGTAAGTCATTTAAACCCTTTAGATCTTGGAGAAATCTAGTGTACGTGATTTTGCTGGAGCAGAGGTTAACACATTGGCATCTTGAGAAAGTCTTCTGTAAATAGGGTCGTTTCGTTTAGCGTTTTCATACGCTTCAAGCTGTTTTGCTGTGGGTGTTATACCTTCAATAAAGTAATTCTTACGCAACTTTGCATCATAAGCCGAAAGATTATCAATGGCTCGTTCTGCCAATCCACCAGTCAAAGCACGCTCTTTACGTCTGTTTTCTTCACCATAATACATTGCCTTAAGGTCAGCATTTGACAGGGCATTTAGCTCTGAAGCACGTCTAGCCTTAGATCCGCCAAGGAACTCTACACCTTTCAATGCGCCCTGACCAATGTTGACCGAGGCATATGGAGATGTTCCACCCAAAATACCAAGACCAGAAGCCAATAACGCTAAATTGCGATCTTCTGCCATACTCTTCTTATTCTCTGCTCGTTGCGCCTCATTACGGGCCATCATCTCGGCAAAGATATTACGCTCTGGATTGGCTTGTTGTTGCTGTATAAAGTTGTTAAATTTAGTTTGTAAATCAACATCTTCCTGTTTTGGCTTGGCTTGAGCTTTTTCTTCTTTTGAAGGGGCTTTGGGCGCGGCTCTTTCAGGTACGGATCTGTCAACCAACTGCGGGGCAGACTTTCTTAAAAACTCATTTTTTTCTTGAGCTTCTTTCAGTTTTCTTGCCCGGTTAATCTCCTCTATACGGAGTGCGTCCATCTCATAGCTGGGGGTTGGAGCGCCAAATGGGTCTACATAATCACCTTCATAGAAGTGCCGAACCTCACCGCCTTGGGCTAGGTTTACACCACGGATATAGCCTTGTGTCTCTTTTGGCAGTCTGCGTGGATCAGCACCTGAGGCTAACCATCTGTCGGTAGCGCCTGGACCCATGTTATAGGCAATCATTGCCAATTTAGGATCACGGTAACGGCTTAGTAATACCGCAGCATACTCGTCACCTACACGGCGAAGTTCTTCTGGACTGTTATCTCGAGCTGGACGGATACCGAAACCGGGGTCTCGTGCCGTTTCTGGCATAACCTGCATCTCGCCTAATGCACCCTTTGAAGACGTAAGCAAGTTACCTTCTTTATCGTAGCGGCGACCGCCACTTTCTCTTTGCATAATCATGGAACGAAGACGGTCAATGGTGTCGCTAGGCTCCATGCCTCGTGATGCGCCCGCAGGAATAGGTTCTCTGTATCGAATACCTACACCAGCGTTGTCAGATGGGGCTTCTCTTTGACCATATCTAGCCATTTTGAATATGTCGTCAATCGATGAACCCATGTTCATATCTTGATCTTCTAAAGCCATTTGATAGGCAAAGTCTTCGTCTTCCTCTACATCACCACCCTCTTCAAAAGCGATGATGCCACCACCAGCATACTGTCTTTCAGGGATAGGTAATTGAGCAACGCCTACATCTTCCATTTGTGGCTGATCTGCCATTGCATTTTTAGCCATTAACTGTTCCATAACAGTTGGCGGTACTTGATCAGCATTTTGTAGGGATTGTTGTCTTGCAAACGCATCAGCTAACTCTGCTTTACGAGCAAGGATTGGGGCAAGCATCTCTTCGCCGATTTGTTTACGCTGAGCCATTTGCATAATCATGGCCTGTGGCAATTTTGCCAGATCGTCTATAGAACTGTTTTGCTGTTTAATTGCGTCAAGTATGCTCATAACCTATCCTTATCTACCAAACATATTATACAAAGACAGACCTGTTAAACCCGTTCCTGCAAGCTGACTTGCAAAGCTTGGTGGAGGGGTAGTTGTTCTTTGTGATGCGGCTGTTTGTGACAATGGAACACCACGAACCAAATTGTTCATTGTTTCCAAATTCGTTAATGGGTAGTTCATTCTGGTCATTAAATCTTGATATTGAGCGTCCAATTGTTGTTGCTGAGTAGCACGCTGTAGATCTCCATACGCACCTTGGGTCTTAATGCGGTCAATGTCTGATGCCTGTTGAGCAGTACCCAAAGCACCAAACGCTTGACCTAAGCCGCCGTAAGCCGCGCCCAATTGACCTAATCCTTGGGCTGATTGCAGTTGTGCAGCCTGATTTGCTCGTTGCGCCTCTAAGCTTTGACCAGCGCCTAACTGCTGAACACCCAACAAAGCCTGAAGATTGGTCTGTCCAGTAGCTTGTTGAGCCGCTTGATTAGCTAATTGAGATTGAAGATTTTGACCAGCACCTAATTGTTGCGTTCCAAGCATGGCTTGTAAGTTTGCTAGGCTAGTGCCTTGTTGCGCAGCTTGATTTAACTGCTGTGCCTGTAGATTCTGCCCAGCACCAAACTGTTGAGTTCCTATTGCGGCCTGTAAATTAGCTTGTTGAGCTGCTTGTTGTTGCGCTTGAGAAGCATTGAATTGCTGCTGTGCATTCTGAAATGCATTTTGCAAACCAGAAGCTTGAATACCACCTAATTGCGTTTGCAGATTACGCTGTGCTTCTGTATTGGCTAGGATATTTCTAGCCCCACCGTAAGTACCCTGACGAGCTGCGCCTAAGTTTTGAGCAGTTAAGCCTTTACCAAAATCCCTTAATGCTTCTTGCTTTTGTACATCCATTACCTGTTGTGCATATGGAGACATATACTGGCTTACATTCTCCCCAGTAAATTGCTGTGGGCCAGCCATCTGAAACGTATTTAAATTCTGAGCGGATACATTCCCCGGTGCTGACGCTTGATAATAATTAATATTCGGTGCGTTAACGTTTTGTGGGCCTTGCATTTGAAACTGTGACAGGCTTGGTGCGCCAACTTGCCCTATGTTTCCAAATGCATTTGCGGCTTGACCTAGCGATCCTAAGCCCGCTTGGGTAGCTTGTGTACCTTGAGCGTACTGACCTGGAGCACCCATAGATTGGAGCTGTGTTCCAACCTGTTGTTGCATTGGAGACATACCAGCAACACGGCCTGAGCCTGCTAAACCTGCTTGATTTAACGCATTACCGTAAGTAGTTGCGTAATCCTGTGTTAACAGTCGTTGAGCCGCTGGAAGAATACCGCCAGCGTCCGTTATGTACGGTTTTAGTACCGCTGGGACATCTGTTAGTGCTGTTGATATCGAGGTAGAAGTAGACATATTTTATCCTTAGACTGGCATAAACTGTTTAGGGTTTATCTGTTTGCCTTGCCGTTTTGTTCCTGTACGAGCAGTACGTACTTTATCCATCATTGAATATAGTCGTTTTGCTCCCGCTTTGGAAGAACCATTTCCCAGATGAGAAACCACATCTGCTGGTATTACAAACTCACCGTCAGCAAGACGAGCTTCTTGAGTTCCGTTAATGCTTGCCTTAATGGAGTCGCTCATCCCGTCACCGCCACCCGATAAGAAACGTGGTTGACCGCCCTCTGCAAATTTCATGGAGTATTTTGCATTAACAGCGTAGTCTTTGTTTCTTCCAGGCATCGATTGGATAGCCCGTTGCAAACCTACATCTAATTCCCCACGTCCTACTTTGCCTTTGTATCCAACATCTATCATTTCTGGTCTTGCCCGAACTTTTCTATCTTGATCCATCATGGCGTTGCCAGATACACCAGCACGAATATTACCGCCAAGGGCATCAAAATTTGCACCTAATCTTCCAAGAACAGATGGAGGAGGAGTCATAAAACCCATACCCTCTACATACTGAGCAGAAGGTAGTCTTAAATCTGCGTTTATCATATCTAAGTAATCACGTCTTTCTTTCGCCTCTCCACCTTTGGCGTAACCCTGACCAAACAACCCTTTTTGTAGGTTTCCCTGCATCATTCCACGGGCTTCATCCATTCCAGATTCTTCATCTATAGATCCACCCATAGCATATTTTCTACCCATAAGCTCATCATAAATACGATTTTTATCAGAACGTCTATCGTACAAAGTATCGCCTAAACTAATTGGCGTGTTTGCAAATTGAGTTGATACACTTCTTATTGGATTTAAAAGAGCGCCAAGTCCTTGGGCATCTAATTGTGATGTAGGAACACCTTCAGATCGTAAGTTTTGGAATCCTACGGGTGATCCAGCAGCAATTCCACCCTTTTCACTATTTTCAACAATTGCTTTTACAGCCTTTGAAAGTCCACCAAGGAAGAAGTGTTCTACTTCTCCACCTTTTGCGTATAGTCTTTCGCTTGGATCAAATCTGCCATACAGAGTTTCATTGGCATTTCCACGTCTGTAAGTTGTTTCGCCCATAGTAGCGCTACGATCTGGATTGCTATTAAATGGATTTCTAGCTACTGCATCACGAGCAACCGCTTCGGAACGATTAATTTCAGCTAATGCCGCATCATATGACGCTTGGTCAATTTTGCCAGCTTCTTGCTGTGCTTTTAAGAAATCTCGTTGCGCATCTAAATCAGACAAAGAGGCGGCTCCATATACTGCCATTCCACCCATAGTTACTGGGTTTACCCCAGACAAAGCAGACGCAGCTTTTGACACACCAGCAGGTCCAGTAAGCAGATTTTTAATTCCAGCACCAGTTTGACTTGCGTTAGAAAGTCCTTTATCTACGGCACTACTATAGTCAAAATTAGATACAGCATTAAATGCATCACTCGGAGCATTGACTATGGATCTACCAGCATCCTGAGCAAAACTACCAACATTAGAAGCAGCGTTTCCAATATTTGTACCGGCCTGAGAAATAGCATCTCCAAAGTTTCCACTCATTACTTGCGACAAAATAGAAGGTGGAGGAGCTGCTTGTAATCCAATTCCTGCGCCAGCCTCAAGCGGAGCAGATAATGCGTTTAGTTGAGCAATATTAGCCGAAGTAAGCATTGATGGATCTGCAATTAGACCACTAGCATTTCCAGCTAAACCACTGCCAACTTGTCCAGTTGCTTGATTTATTATGTTTCCAGCTGCATCTACGGTTGGTGGTGGAGTTACCCCAGCAATACCCTCAGCTCCAGGGGCTGCTGAACGTAGATAATCACCTAATTCAGCAGAGGCGTAAGCAGTAGCGCCTCCAATTAAAGCACCTTGCAGATTAAAACTACCGCCTTTGCGCGTTACTCCAGAGCCTTGTAATGCGCCTAAGCCGACCAAATAAGGCGTAGGAACACCCATAGCTGAGCCAGCAATTGCAGCAACAGTCCCCCACCCTCCGGGAATTGTTTTGCCAACCATTTTGTCAAAACTTGCAAGTCCCTGACCTGCTGGCTGAACAATTGCTTTTTCTACAGGCTGAAATACCTTTGTAAGTGCTGGGCTAATGCCAGTCGCATTTCCAATAGAACTAATACCTGATTGAACAGCTCTTACTGGAGCAGCAATATCAATACCTGTTGCTTTTTTAAGTTTACCCATTACATGCTCCCCGCCAAATTAATCATATATTTAAATTCTTTTTTATCGGAAGGTTGAACGGTCAATTTAATCATTTCTAACATTCTTCCCATTTTTGAATCCGAAAAATCGTAAATATATAAAGTATGTATACCAGAATTTCTTGCCTGATCTATGAAGTATTTTAGTGCTCTAACAGCGAGTAATGCATCATCTATGCTGTAAAAATGAGCTTCCGCCTCACCAATTTCTAACCTAGTAATGAAGAATAGTGAGTTGTACTTTCTTACTAGGAGTGAATTACCCTCGCTCAAACGCTCTTCTATGATCGGCAAAACTCGCTCAGCCTCACCATTTTGGCAAGTATGATCTTGTTTAATGATCTCAATAGCTGGAGGTTCTTTATAGGTTTGCATTTAGTTCAGGTACTTAGTGTCATTTAACATACTGCAAACTTGCTCAAAATCATAGTCGCACGTACTTATACAGATCGCAACTCTCTCAGTTGGGCTATCGTCTAATGCGTCCACTGCGTGTGGCTTTTCAACATTTAAACAGTAAGCATCGTCATCAAACGCAATGAAAGAGCCATTTTCTACCAAGTTATCCCTTAGGAACATCTTCCCATTAGTCTGATTTTTGATCTGATAAGTCGGTGCGTCACCATCAAAAAACACGGTTTTGTAGTTTCCTGAGTTGACGTAGAAGTTAATCACAGTCTTTACATCGCTATCAGTATGCGGAGGTACTTCGCCCGCTATTTTCATTAATGACAAGGAAAAGTTATCTTGGTATTTCTCTGGAATCACATCCATTAGGTTTCGGTTAATACTGGTTAACTCTAGATAACTAATGATTCCGCCGTAAGAAACCGCCTCTCCGCCTTCAGAGTACTGAATGCTAGGAAATTTTTGGTTTAATTTAACAAACGTCATGTTATGCTTACCGTTACCGTACCCACACTAGCTGTTGCAAATATTCCTTGGAAGTTGTTGGTCACTACTGTGACAACGCCAACTGTTCCAGTTCCCGATACTCCAAATAAATACGAAACATTGGGTACGACAATCTTTAAGTCTTCCCCGACCTGAAATACAGTACCATTGGGCAAATTGTAACCCGATGTTGGTAAATTTAATAGCCGAATTCCGTCCGTTTGTAAAGCTACATTTGAATCCAGCTGGGTAAAATACAGCCTTAAAACACCGATTAACTGAGCTAACTGTTGTTCATTATATTCAGGCGTAGCCAGAGGTAGAGCTGGCGCACGAAATCGTTGCATCCCCATTAGCGTTGTCCATCTGGTCTGCCGTCAAGCCGAGGGCTACCTAACTGCCATTGAGTGTCTAAATCTGTAGACTCAATTTCAATTGCCATCTGACGTGCCCTAGCCCGCATAAAGATCTGTTCTGTGTATATATCCACCGAAGTCTCAATAACATTCTGGGACTCTACGTTGGAATACGCGTTTCCAGGGAAATTACGAGGTTTGATGTACATCGTAGCCGTTGGCGTGTTAGCCGTAGACCCTTGGAAATTAACGTCAGGAATGATTCTCTTGGTCAGGATAAACTGATCTCCATCCACGAGATCAAAGTCTGAAGACGCAATGTATGCTGTCATAGGTAAGATATCGTCATTGAGACCCTGTTCGTGGTTGTACATGACACTATTAGCTGTAATAGCGGTTGATACGACACTTTGCGAGATATTGACTGTGTAGGTACCAATACCGCCACTTCCAGTCCCAAAGGCAGTTATAACGGTTCCCGTGGCTACTCCTGTGCCTGATATAACGCTTCCTACCTGCAAAATCCCCGCAGAAATAGCAGTTACCGTAAAGGTCGTGGATGATATGGAGCCTGTAACATAGGTTGATGTTAGGGCTTGAGGGTATTCCCTAAGTGATGAGTCTGACCAAGCCGTACGGTCTATCGTGCCGTAATACCAGATTCGTTCTAAATGGTTGTAAATGACATAAGCATTGTTTACTTGACTGTCTGCCGTTGGGTAGAACCACCAAATCTCATTCCAGCCCTCATTGGTTCCAGAGATGATTTGATCGGCTTGACTGTAGTTTAAGTTCTCAAAAATAAAATTTCGAATCGTACATGGAAGCGTTTCTACACGACCGCCATAGGCATAGAATTTGTCATGCCCAAGCCAATAGGCTGTATTGTTTACCGTGACGACTGACCGAGGGCTAAGGATTGAGATATTGTCCGAAAGCTCGTTTAAATTGAATACATCGGTAGTGCCTACGAATTGAAGGGAGTTAAGCGTACCCTCAGTAAATACAAGGATTTCCTGTCGTGTTGCAATCGCACAAACAATAGCGGAGCCACGGGAAACACGTAAAAATCCAGCAGAATTAGTAACTTGCGGTGTCCAGAAATTGGGCTGATCTTGGGTAGCCCAGCGGATTAACAGGGGATCAAAGTCAGTTGGAGAGCCGCCAAAGGGTTGGGCGCCAAAACAAATAAGGTGTTTATCGTTCTGGGACACTAAAACCTGCATTGCTAGGGTCGGTACATCGGCTGGTGCTACCCCGTTAATAGTAGTCGTAGAAAGCAATGTAGCCCGAACTCCTGGACCATTTGCGTATTCCCAATAATAGATAGCGCCGTTACGGATATTGGCTACCATGTCATTGTCAAAGTTTTGTATAAACCAATCCCGCTGACGAATAAAGACGGGAACAGCCGCTCCAGCACCCCAAGCTCCACTGTTCCAAGGTCCAGCACCCCAGCCATATCCGTATACAGAATTGTCATTTCCTACGTTAATTTGAAAACTTGCTGTAATTGTCGTTCCACCGCCTGTTACTGAACTCGCAGCTGCGGTTGTAGTGGTTATCCTGAAGGAGTTAGCATCTACAAAAGTGATAATAAATTCGGCATTAAACTCGGCTTCTGGTATTCCACCTATTGAGCCAACCACGCCAGAGAAAGTTACATAATCTCCGTCTATCGCACCATGAGCGTTGATAGTCACTGTAACGGTTTTTGAACCATTGACTGTAGTAAAGCAGTTGTCTGTAGCGGTAGTTGTAAATGTCTGTCTTATTGGCGTGATGTCATTAAGAATCTCACCAGATTCAATGTATAGTTTTTTGCTAGTGCCTAAAGCCAAATAATTATCTGAAGCTGTAGTAATCCAGTTAAATACCTGACGGCAAACCCCGACAACGGTAAACATCCCATAGCGTAGCCAGCCGCCTATCTTCTGAGGATAGCCAGAACGAAAGCGAATTTTGTCGCACTCATACCAACCACCTTCATTGGAGTAGTTGGTTTGATCTCTGTTTAAGCCTGGCTTGAACTGGAGTTTCTGTAATGGCATTCGGGTTTACCCTAACATCTTAAGTGCTTCATCTTTAACTTCCGCAACACGCCTAGACCAGCCCTTACCAAAAGTTTCGAAGGTCTTTAGTGATTGTAAGAACTCTAGCCGTTTAGCGCAATACAGTTCTACAAGTCTAGCTGGGTCTTCCTCGGCTTTCTTTACGGCACCAAGAGTAGCAGGCCCAAAACCACCATCAGCAGCAACCCCAACACACGACTGCAAAAACTTAATTGCTCGTCCGGGGCCTGAGTTAACAGCGACATCAAAAACGCAATAATCAACACCAGCCACAAGCTCATCAGCTCTGATAGCATCCCAGTACTTCCTTTTATAGAGTGGTGCAACGGTTTCAGGGGTAAGCGCCCGCATCTGTTTTTCATCTACATCATGCCCTACCCATTCCTCCCAAACCCGTTTAGTAACGCCAAGGTTGGTCATACCGCCTGGGTCTTGGGGGTGGTCAACGTAGCCACCTTCATGTGCCAGCATTTTCTTTAGGCACTTCTCAAAATTACTTTGCATCAGCTTACGCCTTTTCTTAAATTATCTATAGCAGGCAATACCCGTAGGTTGGTATGGCAATGAAGACCCCCTTTAGCCAACGGAGTAATATGGTCTACATGAAAGCTCTCACCAAGTGACATAGCAATATAAAAATCCCTAAGTGCGTACATTTGATTTATTTCTGGCGTTAATTTCCCACTCATTTTAGACCTACGCATAGCGTTGTCTGCACTCACACGGGCTTTGTTGACTGTGCGATCTTTCTGTTTCCAAGCATATACTTTATCTGGGTTTTTTGCCCTGTATTCATTATTACGCTGTATCTTTTTTTCGTAATGTCTTTTTGTGCTTTCGGCAACAAGTTTTCTAAAATGCTCAGGATTGGCAGCATGCCTTTGCCTTCTGTTTTCAGCCATACAGACCTTACACCTAGACTGGCATCCAGTTGTAGTTCTTTTATCAGGACTAAATTCTGCAAACAGCTTTATTTGTTTGCATTTAGAACATTGTTTACTTTGGTGCATTTTTCTTTTCACGCATGTCAATTATTTTTTCCAAACTGCGACCGCCAAAGTAGAAGCTAAATATCAACATACCCCACTGCCCAAGCAGCTCAACATATTTTTCGTTAGCGTTATTACCAAAAGCACTCATCATGGCAAACACAAAGTAACCACCAAGAATAAAGATTAGCGTCATAGGACGGATGTTCTTAGATAACCAGCTATCACTAGCCATATCCGCTTGCGCCCGTTTGGTTACTTCTTGGGATTCTGCGGTATCAGCTTGTATTTCAGCCAGTTTGCCGTCTTGGGCAAGTTTAGCCAGTTCTAGCTGGGCTTGGGCTTTAGCTGCTGGGTCGGGAATCAGCTTGTCAATTAGCTTCATTCCTACGCCAACAATGGTGTCTAGTCCTAGCATTATTTTTTCCTCGATAACATTTTTGCTGCAATAAAAAGCATAGATTTTGTATGCTCTAAATCTTCAGGTTCTTTTTCCCAGCCAACCGTAATCTGCCCTATAAACTTACTGGGGTCAGGTGGCACACTAATTCTGCAACCATACCTCATCCCTTCTTCTATGTACCACAAGCCAATTTCTGACTGCGCCCTTTTGTATTCACTACAAGGAATATTGCCCGCCATTAAAGCTACTACGTCTTGGTTATTTGCTTGATTAGAAGTAAACAACCCTACATCTAAACCATCATTCGTTTTATCCCTGCCCGTTTTGGTATAGGCACGGTACTGTATTCGAGTGCCTAGCAATGGATTAACTTTAAATACCGTTACTAAAGTTGCGCCAGTTGTTTTAAACAAATGAACCGCTACATCGTCTACTCTGTCTTCAGCAATGCTGGGTAGTTTTTGGCTTTCCTTATAAGTGCCAACAATTAGCTCACGGTGGTCATAAATAATGTAACCCGAAAACGCAAAAACAGCCATTAAAACAATTGCAAATAACTTAAACGGTGAATCTACATACGCCAATACTTTTGACAGCGTATCGTCTGCATTTAACTTCCCAGCCATAACATTACATTACTCCGCCACCAGCGGCAGGAACAGACGTTGCATAAATAGATATGTGTTGCTTAAGATTCAATGGAGCGCCACAGTCTGAGCAGACATCGGCTTGCAATTCGGCTTCATCTAAGTCGTAACCACAAGCGGCGCAGACTATCTCAACCTCGTGTCTAGGCTGGATTAATCCGTTTTCTAAAGTTGAGGCTTCGATAGTCTGTTTCATATTATTGAACCACTTCTGGTTTTTTCTCTAAAGACGCTTCTAACAAGTTAATAAAAGCCTGTTTACCTACATTAAGCTGATCTAATTGAAATGCTGTGTTGCTAATCTTGCGATCCAAGTCCACACAATGTTGAAACAGCCCTTGTTGCTCTGCTGTTAAATCATTAAAGTCGTACTCTTTTCCATTGATTGTTACGGGGTTTGGTTTTTTCTCGCCCATAATATTCTCCTAAATGCGCCAGCAAGGTGGGCTGCTGGCTTGCCCTAAACTTACGCTGCTGCGGCTTGTAACGGAGCCAAGTCTTCCGTTGTCCAGAAGTCTTTAGCCAGCATGATGCGGAGATGCTCACGATTTCTCTCTAGAGTATCTGCCCAATCTTCAGCAGAAGTTTCTTCTGGCTTGGTGCTGTTGATAAGTGCTACAGAGTCAAGTGCAGCAGAATAATGTTTTGCAATTTGCTCTGCAGTTGGTTGTTCTACTGCTGGGTTAATGATGTCAGTCATTTTAGTTTCCTTTTAGGGTTGCGATTTCTAATGCTTGTGCCTCTACTTTTGCGTTGAGTTCTTTTACTGCGTTAATTAAATACCAAGTAAGGTTATCAGTATTCACAGATAACACGCCTGTGCTTTGCTCTTTAACACATTCTGGTAAAACTGCTTGCAATTCTTGAGCAATAACACCAAGCTGAACTCCTGATTTTTTAACAGCATCAGTTGGTGCTAAACCACCATCAATTTCTTTGGGTAATCTGTATTCAAAATTACGAACACGAATACCAGCAAGTTTGTTTAGACCGTCATTGTTATCTGCAATGTTCTTCTTTATTCTGCGGTCAGAAGTTGTGTTCCAAGTTGTTGTATTGCCGCCATTAAAAGTATTACCACCATTAGCACTAATAAACGCTGTATTCGTGCCTTTACCAGTTTGAGCTGTACCAAAAACTAACTCATAATTTACATTATTTGCAGATGCTTGTGAACCAAAACCAATGTAAGCATTATTACTTCCTGTTGTTATAACAGTTCCAGCATCCTTACCAAAAACTACGTTTTGCGAACCGCTAGTAACATTCCACAATGCAGAGCCGCCTACTGCTACGTTTGATGCTCCAGTTACGGTTGCGTTAGACATAGCAAAACGACCAACTGCCGTATTTCCTGTTGCAGTAATATTTTTACCAGCATAATAGCCTATGGCAGTGCATTCTGTACCAGATACATTTGAATAAAGTGCTTGGTATCCAACAGCAGTATTTTGATTACCAGTTGTGGTTGAATAAGCAGCCTGATAACCTACAGCGGTGTTGTCAGATGCGGTGGTGTTTTGTCCTAATGCACCTAAACCTACTGCTGTATTGTTTGAGCCAGTAGTATTTACTTCCATTGTTGAAAAAATTGAACCAGCAACACCGTTACCTATTGCAGTATTACCTGCACCTGTGGTATTTGCATACAAAGCCGCAGAACCAACCGCTAAATTGTTACCACCAGTTGTGTTGGAATATAAGGATACTTGACCCAATGCTGTATTGTTTACGCCAGTAGTGTTTGTGTAACCAGCTTGTTTACCAACAAATGTATTTGGTGTTCCAGTAGTATTACTATACCCAGCTTGGTATCCTACTGCGGTATTGTTAGATGCGGTGGTGTTTGCTTGTAGTGCTTGATAACCTAAAGAAGTATTATTGCTTCCTGTAGTATTTGCTGTTAATGCAAAACCACCTAAAGAAGCATTGTAAGAGCCTGTAGTGTTTGCTGGCATTGTTCCAACACCAACGGCTGTATTTTGTTGCCCTGTAGTGTTGTTGTATAAAGAAGCATTTGCAACACCAGTCCATTCGCTACCAACGCCCACATTTCCATTGCCTGTGTTTGTGTATAAAACTCTATGACCAATTGCTGTAATACCAACGGCTGTTGTTCCTGTGTAACCAGCTTGGTAACCATAATAAATATTTGCGCTACCTGTAGTATTACTATACCCAGCCTGATAACCTACTGCGGTGTTATTAGATGCGGTGGTGTTTGCTGCAAGTGCATAAGAACCAATAGCAGTATTTTGCAAACCAGTTGTATTTGCATAAAGAGAAAAATTACCTAAAGCGTTATTGTTT